CACCTTCTACAATTTTGTAAGGTTTTGTTAATTTACAATTTGGGTCTCCAAACTCTGCAGCGATTTCTTCAATCTCCGATACTACTATCTCCTGACTGGACAATAAGAGGACTTTTATTACCTTTGTGTCTTCCATCTAATCTCTCCTGATAAAGTTTTTTTATGTTTTTTACTGGTTCAACAATTGTTACTACCCAATCGGCTGAACAAGGTATTCTTGATTCTTCTGAAAGAGGAATCCAAGGATAAAATTGAACACTAATTTTTGATTCATACCCTCTTGATGAACCATCTTCAGTTAAAACAGTTGGTTCTTCTGGGTGATACATCTTTACAATCAAGGGGTCGTGAAAATAATATCCAACAATCCCCTCTTCAGTTTTAAGCTCTTTAACGTCAGCAATGATGTCCTCACCTGACTTGAGCATTACTAATTTAACAGACATTTAATACTCTCTATGTTTACATTATAAAAGACCACCCAACAAAAGTCAAGTGGTCTTGTGTCTATAAAAATTTATTTATAGGTAATCTTTACGAGCATGATGGTCGGGAACTACTTTACCCAACTTAACGGTAAGAAGTCCATCTTCCAACGTGACATCTCTGACTTCAAAATCATCTGAGAGTGTCCAGGCTCTGTTGAAAGATCTCTGAGCCAGTCCTTGATGGACATACTCGGATTCTGTCTTCTTATCTTTTTTCTTTCCTTCAACGAATAATTTTCCGTATTCAGTATAGACATGGACTTCCTCCTTTTTGAATCCAGCAAGTGCGATCTCTAGACGAGACTCTGTATTATTTACCTGTATAAGATTGTAAGGTGGATAGTTTGTTATGGTCTCAGTAAAAAACTTATCGAAATAAGTATCCATACCGATACTGTTTTTTGTGATGCGATCCATAAAATCTCCTAGATCGGCAGCACGATACCTTTGTAAGTTCATAGTTCTCCTTAAGTAAGCGAGTGTAAATTTGTCCCCGAAGGCGACACTACTAATTATAACATCAGACAAAAAAATAAGGGGTGGTGAACCCCCTAACAACACTTCGGTTTCCTCCCTAGTCTAGCAGAACTCTACAATTACTGACGCAAGATTTATCTCTTACATCACATTCTGAAATACATTCAAAGTAATCATCAACTGAATCATTTGGAGATGTCTCACGTTCGACATTCATCCAAGGTCTTAAACTATTGAACGATATAAGATTGTGCATAGATTGTTTTGAATTAAACACATAACTATCTATATGATTTAACTAAGATAGTAACACTTCTTCATCGTCACTATTTTCTTCATTAAGATTTGCAACACGTTTCTTATCATTTTTATCATCACCCACAACTTCTCTTAGCAAGTTGTCAACGTCTTCTCGTAGGTTTGGTAGGTTTGACATTACTCCTCCTCTGGTTTTTTTCTTTTACCAATATTGTATTTGGTTTCTAGATTCCAATCGTTCTTCTCTTTGTAAGAGATAACTTTAATCTGATTCAATGGTGCGATGTCATTAACTTTATCAGTCGAGACAACAGAAACCAATCCCCAGTCTAAAAGCAACTGGATAATACGATTTCTTCTTTGTACATCATTAACTGTAATATTAGCTCTCTTACCGTCTAATGCAAATAATTCTTTGAAATGAACGATGTAGTATCTGCCTTGTTTATGTAGAATATGGCAAGACTGATATAACTTCTTTTCTTTTCTTGAGGCCACGCCAATACGAGTCAATGTTTCTCTTACCTTAAGAAAATCATCTGGTTCATTTAATATAATCTCAATCATTTGGTCTGGCGACCAATTAATTTGAGGCTCAACAATTGAGTTCATCTTTTTCCTCCAGTTTCAAGTCGATCTCGAATAAACGAGAGTTGTTCTCTAGTCAAAATATTTAAAACTTGTTTTGCCTTTTCATTACTATATCCATAGTATTTCTTGACAAGTTCAAGATTTTCGATTTGTTCTCTACGAAGCCAAGGAGAGTATCTCTTCCTTTTCCTGAGACTATTTAGAAAAAAGTCATATTGTAACTTCTTTGCTAGATTAGGATGTTTGTTCATTTCATTCGCAAACATGACCGCATCTATGTGTCCAGATAGACATCTATTAATAATATAAGATGGATACTTCTTTTCTAAATCAATATCCTCATCAATCAAATTATTTTTATTTGTGTTGATTGAGTTTAACCAATCTTTTAATTCCATTTTTTTCTTTTCACAATGATTTGATCATTTTCATAATCAGGTATAAATTCTATAGGGTCATCATTATCCCAACAAAGTTCTCCATATAGAGAATTTAGAATAGACATGTCATCCCAGAGGTCGTTTGGTCTAGTCATGTTTCTCGCTCCAGTCTTTGAAATTAGTTTGTAAATCTAAAGGTTCGGGATCCGTAATACCCTTCACTTTTTTCCAATTACTATACAGTGCTTGGAGATGCCATGATTGAGATAAACTCTTTGGCCCATGTTCAAGAAGATCGAGTTCCATCTTGTTTCGAGTATGAGCCTTGTATTCTTCTCTCCAGTTAGAATCATCAAATGTTTTCATAATTTATTTTCTGATAATAACAACATCCCCTTCATCATCATCGTCTTCATCTTGTGCCTTGAAAACTAAAAGTTCTTCACCAGATTTAACATCAGACATCTCTGGATGCACGTTTCTTCTTTCTTGTTGTCGATTAAAGTCTCTTAAGGTTGAGGTCATCATAGCGTACATGTATGCGAAGGTTGCCCCTGCAAGACAAGCAAAACAAAGAAAATATATAAAGACGCTAGTATCGTTCATCTGAAACCTTGTTGTAGTATCTTTTGTATGGGAACTTGTTTTATCTTATCTATAATGTCAGTTTCTATTTTATCTAGAATGTTTACATCTAGATGCATAAATGGTGGAATAATACCCAACATTCTTAATAGTCCATCGACAAACAATGCAAGAGTGGTGAATCCAAGAATCATACTAATGACAGTTGCATCACGATTATGTTTTGCCATTGATTCTTCATCAATTCTTGTTGCTTCCTTGACTGCTTCTTTTACTGCAGCCTCAATAAGAACATTGACTTCTTCTTTGGTGTATGCATACTTACGAATTTTTTCTTCACTAAGACTTCTCTCTCTAGGATAGTCTGTGATAGGAAATTCTTGTAGGATTGTTTTGATCATAGTAGTTACCTTATGATGTCGATGTGCATATCTTTAGTCCAAACCTCTAATTCTGTTCTAAGAGAACCACTGGACTTAAGACTTTCATATCTTTTAGAGGCCTTGTTCTTCCACCATTTGATGAGGTTCTCTTGATAGAATTTATCAAAGTTGATGGGGTTTTTCTCCAGAATGTCAGTATCTCCTCGAATAACTTCCCTAGAATTAGCAAATCCATAGTCACTAAAGTAGACTCTTTTCTTTTCAGTGAGGTTCTTTGCATTTGCAATTGCAGTCTGAAATTCCGCAGCCTTTTGAGAAGACGAGTTCTTTTTGATGATAGATATCATCTTTTGTTGAGTCTTTAACTTGCGACTCGAAGCGTCCTCTTTGACTAATAGTTTGTCGTTGTTTCTCGCTATAAACCATTTATTTAATCCTTTAAAGACATCATCATGTAACAAAGGAGTAAAATCACTCATAGTTAATCCTTTGTATCTCATGTAAGGTTTCAATCCATCATATTGAGATGATGACTTTGTTGTGCCATAAAGTGACGTGGTTTCAAACAAACAGATATCTGAACCATATTTACTATTTAACTGTTCTCTAGCCTCATGAGAACAACATAATAGTGCCAGAAGTTTACCACCCAGATAATTAAATCCAAATGGTTGAGTGGGAACAATAATAAATCCCATGATTGCATGTCTATTGAACCTAGTTAGTTCTGGAACATTACCTAACCAATCATTTCTAGGTTTAGAATTTATAGTAGGAGATCCAAATCTACAAAATCCGATAGTCTTATCTGTAGTAGTCTCTTTTATAATCCACTTGAGAGCTTTACCTGGCACAGATTTCTCTATGGCATGAGATGTAGTAATCTCTAATCTTTCATTAAAGTATTCATTACTGAATCCATTTTTCTCTCCAGCGGGAAAGATTTTGATTTGCATATCATCAGGGTGCATATCAAAATCAGTGAATAGATCATCCTCAGGCCCCATACCAAATAAAGGTACAGGTAGTTGAGCCATACGATCTAGTTTTACATTACGAAGGTATTCATCAATTCTTCCAGTATTAGAGAAATAGTTGATGAACTTATCTGCCGCATAAGCAGCATCAATTTCACTTAACATCATTGTAAGATGGGCATATTATAATCATCAGGTGCAGAAGGCATTGGTTGATACCTTGGGCCTGGGACAGGCATAGTTTTGGGTCTAGGCGCTGTAAGAACTTCTACTAGTAAATTAATATCCGCAGATATGGCATCATTGGTATCCGCCATCCTACGATATCCATTACCAATATAGATTTGTCCAACAACAACTGCAACAGTTGCTGCACCCCAAAACAGATAGTAACTTGAGGATTTTATTTGTGCTTTAGTTTTAGCAAAAGTTGATTTGGTCATTTGAATTCACACTCCACCATAATTTCGGTCATACATGCCAAGAGATTGATCTCCTGATCTGCCACAAAGGCAATCTGATATTGATACTTGGCGATTATCAATACCGCAGCTGCTATACTAGCACCTTCAAGAGTGTCAAATAAAGCGTCGTATACACGACGAAGAAGTACAGAAGGATCATTATCCAGATTATTAACACACCACTTTCTGACTTCTGGGAATTTCTTCTCCTTAAGGTTTTTAATGAGATCATGTATGTTTACTTCTGAAAAACTGGCAAGGATTGAAGAATCAATCTTACCTCCTACCGAATGTCTTTGACATTCGTTTAACACTCTCCTCCAATCAGGAAAGTGTTTGTTAATTAGTTCTGCTAGAACCTTCTTATCGGCTTGAATTCCTTCAAGTTCTAGTATTGAAACTAGACGTTTGAAGAACTGTGCTGCAATAGTTGACTTATCTTTACCCTTGACACCAAACTCAATCACTGCACATCTTGAATGAAGTGGTTCAATGATTCTATTCTTAAAGTTACATGTGAAAATAAATCTACAATTCTTGTAGAAAGATTCTATGTTCGCTCTGAGTAGAAGTTGAACATCATGAGTTGTATTATCTGCCTCATCAATTATGATTACCTTATGTTTCCTATCTGCATCCATCAACGATACAGTAGAAGCAAAGTTCTTTGCCTGATTCCTAACTGTATCTAAAAATCTACCTTCATCCGATCCGTTGATTACATAACAATCTACACCAAGTTCAGCACACAATGCCTTTGCAACTGTAGTCTTACCTATACCAGGCGGGCCTGATAGTAAGAGATTAGGAATCTCTCCCTTTACTAGAAACTCTCGAAATGTTTTCTTTGTACTCTCTGGTAGAATACAATCATCAATAGTTTTAGGTCTATACTTTTCTACCCATATAAATTCATCCCTCATCTGTAGGTATCCTCAACATCATGAATGGTTTTATCAACTCTAACAAATCCTCAGTTTTAGTTTTTGATTTCATCTGTGCAACGGCATCTTCCCAATCCTCATAGGTGCTTTCTGGATTGATATTTGCCATCAAAGTAATCTGTGCAATTTGTTTAAGAGTTCCTTCATCCATTGTGTTGACGGTATACTCCGTATACTCCTTAATGAAATCTTCTCTACTAATGTGTTTCATAATTAAAATCCTTTGGACTTTTTCTTAGTCTTTGGTTTGTCAATAACGTGTACAACAGCATCAAATGCTGGTAGCCTACAATTGTTCCACCACCACTCTTGAACCTCATCCCAAGATTCAAATATGATAGAACGGTCTTTGTGAACTATTTTATAATGATGCCTACCATATGGCAAGTCACTTGTCTGTGAGAAGTAACGTGGGTCATTTTTTTCAATTAGTTTAGTCATAACCAATGCGGTTTTCTGGATGGGTCACGAAGATAATTAGATGCAGCCCAAGGTTTGCTCGATATATAACGTTTGTAAGCAGTAAAAGTGTCAATGCTTGTGTCATATTTAAACTCATCTGGCCCTGCGAAAGTAAATGATTTTGGTTTGTATGGGTAAGGTGCAGAAGGAATAATAGTTGTTGCTTCTTCTAATGTTTTTTCACAACTATGAATCTTTCCATAGCGCCAAGAATATTCATTACATAGAGCAAGACCATGTGCAAGTAACCACCATGTATTTTCTAGACAAGCATTTGCCCAGATTGTACAGGGATGATTACGAAATGCACCCTTCTCTGTTTTGTATGGTTCACCATTGATACGGTGTAGCTCGCCATACCCATGACCCCATTTCTCAGAACACACAATAGATAACATTTGACATGTTTCTAAGGGCATCTTGACAATATGTTTGTCAGGTAAGCAACGTGCAGATAGAGTTGGTGATGGGTCAGTTACAAAGATGTTCATTCAGATGCTCTCCATTCCTTTCTCATTCTAACATAATCCTCAGATTTTGCAACAATGTCTCTGACATGTTTGAATATTCTGGCAGACTCAGCATACTTACTTGTCATATGATCTTCTTCTTGGGGAAGAATTTCTTTTGTTCCTTTCTTGTATTTTCTACCTGAGTTATGGTTTGCATAACGTCTTGCTCTGGTAAATCCCATCTCTAGAAATTTACGGCACATATCCATACCAATAAAATCTCCAGAATCCCTATAATCTAGGTAAAGGCTGAAGATTTTGTTTGCAGATTGAATTGCTATCTTAGGAGTTTTGAATCTCCAATAATTACAAATAATGTTAGTATAAGGGCGAACCAATAATACTCCCTGTTCTCCCCTTCCAATACGATAAAGTTTGCGATTTTCTTTAATTGAAAAGTCAAGCTCTTTGTAATCGAGGTCATAATCAAATTCTTTCATTCATTAATTAACTTTCCGTTTGCGTTTAATAGCTACTGTGGATATAACTGCTGCGGTAACAAATACAAATGCGGCTGATGCTAGGAGAAATGTAGGATCAAACAACACTTCTGGTTGTGGTTCCCATGTGCCAGGCAAAGTGTAGACAGATGGATTAGATGCAAAAAACAAAATTAGTCCTCCCATGTGATATCAGGTTCTAGGGCTATATAGTAGGTTAGGTCATACTCAGCAGACTTAAATTGTGACAAAAGTTTACGAGAGATCTTAACTTCATATGTGCCAGGCACAATCTTAATGTTCTCTACCTTGAAATTCATAGAGAATGTTTTATCAGTTTCACCAACAACAATAGAAAAATCATTTGATGTATCATTCTTACGATCAGATACAACCATTTTAATTTCTTTACCATCACCAACTACAGATAAGTCTGATAGATGATATACACCAGCAGCTTTGAGTAATCTGTCAAGTTGAGAACTTCTAAGTGTAAACTCTACGTCTACAGAAGGCAATGTAATTGATTTCTCAGGTGGAGAAACTATGACACTAGGATCAGCAAAGAAATATTTTGATCTTGCTCTATCCTCACTTATGACAGTGTATCCTTCATTCTTAAAATCTAACTCAGGTTTTTGATGCAAACTTAATGCATTAAGAAACTGATTCAAATCATAGACACCGAAGTCTTTTGGTATATCTTCTTCGATTGTGGCCTCTGCAAGAATGTTTTTCATTACAGAGATCGTTCTCAAAGAGT